ATGAAATTACTCACTGCCACCACGCTGGCGCTCAGCCTGTGCGTCGGAACAGTTTTACCAGTAGCCGCTGAAAATATCGTGGGTACGGTTAAGGCCTGGCAGTACATGCAGGCAGATGGCTGGAAATCAGCTGATGGTCTGGACAACCATACCCTTAGCAACGCGCTGTATGGTGCCAGAGTGATCGATAATTATCCCTGGACCCGGCAATTCCTGCTACGTCAGGGATACAATGGAGGCTATTTTCTGGCCGATAAAAATACTAAAACGGTACGCAAACTGGCGCTCAAAACAGCCAGTGGTTCTTCCTCCGATTTGACATCTGTCTACCAGGGTGAGGGAAAGGCATGTGGTTTCGTTCTGATTGATACACAGGCTGCATTGCTTGACGAGGCGCAGCAGCGAGCGAGTGGAACTGATGACCCGGCAGAGACAGTGCGACTAGCCCGGACAAAATTTAAACCAAACACCCTGATGGTCGTGCCTGATAACTGCGTCAATCCCAAACAACAGGCCGCGCTGGAGGCTAAGCGTTCTCAAAAAGATAGGGAGCTGCAGCAATGGGTGGCAAAGCAGAGTATGGCTGAACTCTGCCGCCGAACCGGTAACTGTTGAGGATCTGGTTACAGATGTTTTAACCGCGCCAGATGGCTTGCAGGTATATCTGGCGCAATCCGGTTCGCATTTATTCAGGAAGAAGACCATGCTAAAAATAGTGACCTCTGTTATCCCGGCTTTAATTCTCTCGCTCGCGGCTTTCAGCGCCGGTGCCGCGCAACTTCCGGAAAGTCTGATGGATAAAGACAATCCCGGCCAGGAATACTGGTGCCAGGGTAATGACATCAACACTACAGTCTGCTCAATGGCCGATGTCAGTGATGACCGTAAGTTTGCCCTGATTCAGGACATGCCCGGTCCAGCCTGTGAAGATTTAAGTTTCGGGCTTATTGACCTGGTATTTAACACCGGACTTAACATCCCTTTTGACGGCGGCGACTGCAAAGGGGATGTGAAGGCCGGGTTTGTGCGTGGCACAAAAGATAATGCCCTGTATGTAAAGATTGTCCGGGGCAGCAAAACTTTGCGCTTGTATAAGGTGCAAACGGGTTTCTGACTGAATCCGCACAACAACACTCTCTCAAAGCCCCTGACGCGTCTGCGTCAGGGGCTTTGTCTTTAAAGGTTATCAGAATGTCTGAACTTCAATTACTGCCAACGGGACCTTTCACCCGACAGCAGGCCGAAGCTGTTACCAGCCGGTATCAAAACATCTCTATTGAAGATGACCAGCGCAGTCACTTCCGCCTGGTGGTTCGTGACGCTGAAGGTCGAATGGTCTGGCGGGCGTGGTGTTTTGAACCTGATGCCGGTGAAGGACTTAACCGCTATATCCGGCAGTATGGCATCCTCAGAGCATCCTCCTGCTGACCACACCCATTCATCATTCCTGCATACCCCCATACGCCAGCCATCGTCGCTGGCGTTTTTTATTGACGGAGAATATCCATGACGACAGAAACTCAATGCGAATTGATATCCGCTAATGAACCTCAATTAGACCTTACTGCAACACCAGTACCTGACGAACAACGCATCCGCTTCTGGCCACTGCACTTTGGCGCTATCCCGCAGTGGATAACGCTGGAACCCCGTATTTTCGCCTGGATGGATCGCTTCTGTTCGACCTACAGCGGTGGTATCTGGTCCTTTTACACCCTCAGCAATGGCGGGGCGTTTATGGCTCCCGAGTCTGACAATGATGAGATATGGCGTCTGTTTAATTGCCTGAACGGCAACGATGCCCAAATGAGTGCAGAAGCCGCAGGTATTGCTGTCTGCCTGATTGCGTACAGCCATCACGCCTGTCGCACCCAATGCGATGCCATGACTGAACACTATTACCGCCTGCGGGACTACGCCCTGCAGCATCCAGAGGCCCACGCCATTCTGCGTATTATCGACTGACCGAAGGAGCAACAGATGAAACAGCTTTCCTTTTTACCCGGCGAGATGACGCCACAGGACCGGCGTCTCATTCAGCGGGCGCTCAGGGCTCTGGACCGCCACCTGCATGAGCCCGGCGTGGCCTTCACCTCTACCCACGCCGTACGTGAATGGCTGCGACTGCATATGGCCGCGCTTGAGCGGGAAGAGTTCCGTGTGTTGTATCTGGACAACCAGAATCAGTTGATTGCCCATGAGACGCTCTTCACAGGCACGATTAACCGTACCGAGGTGCATCCCCGGGAAGTGGTAAAACGTGCCCTATACTTCAACGCGGCGGCGGTGATACTCGCGCACAACCATCCCTCTGGTGAGACAACACCCAGCCAGGCTGACAAAACCCTCACGCAGCGACTGGTGCAGGTGCTTCAGCTGGTGGATATCCGCGTCCCTGACCACTTGATTGTCGGCGGCAGGCAAATCTATTCGTTCGCAGAACACGGTCTGCTGTGAGGTATGACATGAAAATTATCAGTAAACGCCGGGCAATGACGATATACCGCCAGCATCCTGAGTCCCGAATCTTTCGCTACTGCACCGGAAAATATCAGTGGCACGGTAGCGTCTGCCATTACACCGGCAGGGACGTTCCGGATATCACAGGAGTCCTGGCTGTGTACGCCGAACGCCGCCAGGACCGCAACGGGCCTTATGCCTGCCTGATGAGCATCACCCTAAACTGACAATAGTGGAGAACTGTAATGAGCAACATCACTTGGGGCTTGCAGCGCGATATCACGCCGCGCCTGGGAACACGTCTGGTGCAGGAGGGCAACCGGCTGCACTACCTAGCTGACCGGGCCAGTATCACCGGTAAGTTCAGTGACGCCGAATGCCAGAAGCTGGATGAAACATTCCCGCACTTTATCAGCCAGATGGAATCGATGCTGACCTCCGGTGAACTGAATCCCCTACACGTTCATTGCGTCACCCTGTACCACACCGGTTTTACCTGCGAAGCCGACACCCTCGGCAGTTGCGGCTACGTATACATCGCCATTTACCCCACTAAGCGCTAATTACTTTCACGAGAGCAAGCATGAAACCTCAATCTGCAGCAACTTCGCGGGCGGTAAAACCCTGCCTGTCACCCGTGGCTATCTGGCAAATTCTACTGACACGCCTGCTGGAACAACACTACGGCCTGACCCTGAACGACACGCCGTTCAGGGATGAATCCGTTATACAGGAACATATCGATGCAGGTATCACGCTGGCCAATGCCGTTAACTTTCTGGTGGAAAAATACGAGCTTGTTCGTATCGATCGCAGAAGGTTTAGTTGGCAGGAACAATCACCTTATCTTCGGGCAGCAGATATTCTGCGAGCACGGCAGGCAACTGGCTTGTTGCGGCAAAGCCGTAACAACGTAGTACGGTGAATATTGCGTACAACCTTCCTGATTTAAATTTCTGAGCTTTCTCCCTTGTTTACATATTGCATAATGCGCCTGCCATTACCCGGCGGGCGCGTTTGCTTTTTAAGGACAAAATGTCATGCAAACTAAAGCTGAAGTATTAACCGATCATAGCGAGCTGATTTGCTCGACCAGTATTGAACGCATAGTGACTGGCCGCGATGCCGCACTGAAACAGATAGAACAACTCATTCAGCAGCTTGATGCCATTTCACGGCTAACCTCAGAAATTGGCGGTGGCACAGCGCAAGACTGGGCGATGAAGGCCGGGCACCGTTACGATAGCTGGATGACCGAAAAGGTAGACAAAGCGCTGCCTTCCGTTACCCGCAATATTGACCGTAGTATCTGGCGAGACTTGATGTTGAAGTCTGGCATGATGGCCTTGATGGATGCTCAGGCCCGTGACCAGTGGCATAAGAACCTGGAGGAGGGGGATCTGCCCGCCATCAGCGAGGCAAATATCCTCAGTACTTTTGAGCAGCTACATCTGAACAAAATGGATGTGTTTGAGCGTGGCATTATCAATGTCTTCAAAGGGCTGTCGTGGGATTACAAAACCAATAGTCCCTGCAGCTTTGGTAAAAAGATCATCGTCAACAATCTGGTGACGCATAGCCGCTGGGGATTTAGTTTGAACTGGGGATGGCGGCGGGATCAATTAGCGGACCTGGAACGAATGTTATTTCTGCTGGATGGTAAACCGATACCCGATAACCGTGGCGATGTTACTACTCGATTGATGGAACATATTCGGGATAACCCTTCGAAGGATATTTACGAAGATGATTTTTTCAGTATACGTTACTTCCAGAAAGGAACCGCGCACATCACTTTTAAACGTATCGACCTGACAGAAAAGATGAATGATATCGTGGCGAAGCACTATCCGGGGATGCTGGCAGCGAGATGAAGAGGGCAGGGAGGCAATTCCTTACCTGACCCATTACCTGACCCGATTCGTATAAAACGAAAAAGGAGTCAGATGATTTCTCATCTAACTCCTTGTTTTATTTGGTGGCCCCTGCTGGACTTGAACCAGCGACCAAGCGATTATGAGAATGATGTAAACCACCTACCTTAAGATACTTTGTCATAATAAATCAATATGTTAACAAACTTATTGACACTGTATAAATAACCAGAAATACTCTATTTTACCTGTTTATAGCACCCCCACGGGACCCCCAGGATAGAACCCCCGTGACCAAACGATCTTTTTTGCGCAACGAGTATGACTGAAAAAACGTTCAGATTTACCAAATCGAAAATCGAGGGGTTGCCTCCGGCACTGAAAGGTTTCCGGGTGGAATACCGTGATACTGAGGTGCCCGGTCTTATCCTGCGCGTTACCGCTGGTGGCGTGAAGACGTTCAGTGTCTCGCGTAAAAAGCACGGTGAGCACTTTCGGGTGACGCTGGGACGGTTCCCGGATCTAAGCGTCGAAAATGCCAGAGTGATGGCCATAAGGTCGCTGGGTGAAATGAGCATGACACGGAAGAACCCAAACGACCTGCGGAAGCAGGATGAAAAACGCCTGATAACGTTGCTGGATGCTTTCGAAGAGCGCCTGAAGGTGAGAGGGCACCGGATTAGCCAGACCACAGCTGATCAATACCGAGGGCTACTCACCAATTATTCCGGTGACTGGATGAATCAGCCAATGCTGCATATCACCCGTGAACGAGTTGAGAAGCGACACAAAGCCATTTCGGAAGGTACTGTGTGGTTTGGTGAGGATCGTTCAAAGTTTCGCGCAGGTGTCGGAATGGGAAGCAAATCACAGGCCGATGCCTGGGGACGAGCTATCCGGGCTGTATTCCGTTTTGCATGGGATCATTATCGGGACGATGAGGGCCGTAGTCTGTTACCTGAACCGCCGACTATGGTGCTGAGCACTAAAGGGCATTGGCACGGACTGGTGCGTAAAACTGAGCGTGTCAGGAATACCGATCTGGGGCGCTGGTTCGCAGCTATTGAACAGGTGCGCGTGCAGGCCGCTGAAAATCGCGATGACTTCGCACAAGCAGCGTGTGATGCTATCTATATGGCGATGTTTACGGGGCTGCGTAAGTCTGAAATTCTTCAACTTGAGTGGAGTCGGGTTAATATTCCGGCCCTTTATTTCTGGATTGATAAGACGAAGAACGGCGATCCGCTGGAACTTCCAATTATCCCATCGTTATTGAAAATGTTCCGTCGCCGGTTATCACTCCGAAAAGGTGATGAGCCATATGTATTCCCCGGAAAAGATGGTGGTGTTATCCGTGAGTCGAGAAAAGTTATAAACAGGATTGTCGCTGCAACTGTTCCTGTACCTAACCCTGATGCTTTGCCGCCAGTTAGTTTCAAATACCACGATGCTCGCCGCACGTTCGGCTCGGCTGCAGCTCTTTCCGGGTTAGGCCATGATCTGATTAAGCGCCTGCTGAACCACAGAACGTTGCGCAGTGCTGACGTTACTGAGGGGTATTTGCATTTCGGCGCTGACGAGTTGCAGGAGCATGCTGAGAAGGTGGAGCGCTACTTACTGGAAAAGGCCGGGCTGGTGGAGAGTAAAAAAAGTATTGATGCTTACCTTCTTGCCATGCTTGATACGTTGAGTGATTCAGAGAAAAGAGCACTTTTATTCAGTATTTCTAATTCTCATGGTGATGTAAATGTCAAATAGAAAATTGGAAGTTGGCATTGAGTTTGATGTAGAGCACATAAAGGATTTAAATAAACTTGTTGACCTTATAAGAGACAAGGTTTCTGATTCATTTATTAAAAAAACCGTGAGTGAATTACTCGGTATTACTCCATCAAAAATGTCGCTAGAGGAGCGTCTGTCTTTCGCTTCTGATATTGAGAATGAAAAAATTGTAGTGGCATCAAATATCGTTCTTGAGAGCGAAGAAGTAGCGCAGGAAATCGGTTATAAAGAGTATGGTTTGTCAGACTTACTGAAAGCCGCAGCTATCCTTGAGGTTATGGGGTTTGAACGCCTTTCAACTCAAATCAGAAGACGCTATGCTGAGTTATTTGTTGAAACCCTAATGTCATCAGTAAGAGACGAGGCACATGCTAAAAAGGTTATTAGCGAAGACAGAAGCAAAGCTAAAAAAGGTAAAACCAATAAGCACCACCAAGCAGTATTAATGATAGCGAAGGATACATGGGAGGAATATCCTAAAGCGAGTTTGGAGGGATTGTCAGAAGAAATATATGCGCATCTACGCCAAAAATGGAATGATTTGCCAGTCGCTGGGACGATAAAGAAATGGTTGAAAGATTCTGACATGGCACCTTCTGTTAAACCAAAAGACAGGAACAGAAAATTTAAATTAGTTATTAAGGGGTAGTAAATCCAGTTTTACCTATGTAAATCTTGATGACTGCACGCTCAACCAGATATAAGTATTTGTATCTGGTTCCTCTATCTACATAAGAATATCCAACAATCATAAGTTATCACCATTATTAAGCAAGTAAGGTGATATTTATGAATTTAATCGATACCAGCTCTGATAAAAAACTAACCCGCGGCGAAGCTGCTGATCACCTCGGCGTGCTTCCGCAGACGCTGGCGAACTGGGCGCACACTGGCCGGGTAAAAATCCCCTTTCACAAGGTCGGTCGCAAGGTCATTTACTTCAAGTCAGATCTTGATGCTTATCTCGAATCCACCCGCAGAACGCAGACAGTTTAGGGGGGGATATGACACATAAAACAAAGGCGACCATGCCGGGCCGCCAGTGTAGTACCGAAAACAGAGAACAGAATCAGCATACCAGGCCAGTTGCTGGTGGTCAAAGGTCGGGCAATGCAATTTTTATTGCATCGGGAACCGCGCCAACGGCGCAGTTAAATCACAACATACTGATATCCAAGCAAAGCTCAAATTTGAGTCTGGTTAGCTTAAAGATAGTCGGTTGTATTCTCAGTGTTGGGGGTACTGCATTGCAGCATACCCAATACTTCCCCCAATGGGGGGAGTGTGAGCCGGTAGCGGGTACATTGATTTTGCGCACCTCATTTAGAGTTGCACAAATGCAACTCGGTACATCCCCCCAGAGTTGGGGAAACCAATATTTTGGGTACTGCGAAAGTTTCGTAATAGAGCCTACTCAACTTTTTGGGGAGCTGACCTACACAAAAAATGCAGGTCAAACTCCAGATCTGGCGTTTGCTCAGCCTTTTGGTTCGATTCCTTGCCGACGCAATTCAGCCCTAGCTAATTCCTTCAACCAGTTCCCTAAACTTACGCCTTCCCGTTCTGCTGCATCGTTTAGTTGCTGGCGTAGCTCCGGGTTTATTCTTATCTGGAAAGTTGGAGACCAACCCTCACCTTTAGGCGTTTTATCTCGCTTTATAGTTGACACGTACGTACGTAACCTCTTAACATGGATTTTATTATGTACGTACGTTAACACGTCGGGCATAAAAAAGACAACGCCCCAGCACTGCTACAACAGTCTGGGGCGTCTAACCAAACCGTTAATTGGAGTAACAGTTATGGCTGATCAACAGCATACCCAAACTCACCCTAAATTTACATGGCTCTTTCTGGCAACCCCTAAGAGCCATCCAGACTGTTCGCCGGTAGTTATCCGCACTACCGCCGACACGGAAGAAGAAGCCCGCGCATGGTATCCGCGCTGGGATTTGACGTTCGCCGCGAAGATTCGCTCTGAATGTTCTTTGTACCAGTACCGCAACGGTGCTTTCGAATTAACCGTGTCAGGGCTGGAGGTACGCCATGCCTAATCTGAGCATGCTGGATATGGGCGACAAATTTCGCTCTCTGGAAGTCCTGTTAGCTGCGGCGCTGGAAATGAACTGGAGTAAAGACGATGAGAGCGATATCGCCGTTGAGTTGATTGATATTGCTCTCCAGCGTTGCCGTGAATTGCGTCAGCAGGTGGATTTACCGGGGGTGAAGCATGTGTGATATCTACCATCAACTTGTAAAGCACGCGCCAGATTTCAGAAGACATTCTGATGATGATTTATCTGAGGTTTCTGACGTCTGTGGCGAGGCAGCACGCGCTGTCAGCAATACCCTTACCCTGATTGGAAACCTGATGCTTGAGGCATCGCTGAGTGAGGAATACAGCAACGAAAACGCACGCCGCGACATGATGTTGTTGGGTGACACGCTGCGAAATCTTCCCCGGTTAGCTGAGGCTCTGGAGCAGAACAGTTGCACGGCCAATTTCGTGCTCAGGCAGCGTCAGGGGGTGTTCAAATGATCAGTAACGTAAAATTTAACGATCTGGAAAAGCGCCTCGATTTGCTGGTGGAAAAGGTACTGAACCTCGAGCTGCAGATCAAATCACTCACAGATAGCCAGGGGGGTGAAATACCCCCGGGTATGAGTCCGGTTACTACGCTGGCGGCGGAGTTTGGCATTTCAACCAAGAAGGCCGAAGAACTGGCGAAAAATACGGGGGTAATGCTGGTACGGCTAAAGTCAGGCGGGTTCGTTGCTCCTGATGAGAAATTCAGGGAGACGGCACGGCTGGTGCTGCGTAGTGCAAAACGTAAATACGGATCGGCGTACTGGTATCACCCGCTGATAGGCAAATTTCAGATGAGCGGAGGGATCCCAAAATGAAGAACGCTCCGAACCTTAAACATCTGCCAAAGGAAAAATTTACTGAGGCAATCATTTTTGCCGGGACTGATGCCTATGCTCATGCAAAGGGATGGGAAGAAGGTATGGGTAAACAAATTGCCGAAGATACAACGCCCCCTATCTATCTTGGGCCAAAGCAACTGGCAGAGCTGGATAACCTGCAAATTGTTGATAAAGGGCGCCGTAGTGCCCGTGTGTATCTGGCCGGAAACATCGAGCCGATACTGATTAACGTCATTGGTGAGAAGCTGGCGCGGGCCGGAGTGCAGGATGCCAAATTGTATAAGGGCATTCCCGATCGCCAGCCAGAGGACTGGCATGATTATCTGGAGAGAATCAGGGCGGATAGTGTTGTTGTCGATCTCCCGGTCACGAAACGCGAACCAGCCCATAGCGGAGTAGCACCGGCATTGAATCAGATGGGGGCCAGCCAGCGCGGAGAAGTGTTACTGGCTCATTATGATGGCGACCTGGCAATTCATGCCGACTCGGACACGGTGCACCACTATAACGGCGTGGTGTGGAACCCGCTCCCTGACAAAGAACTGCAGCGCGAAATGGCGCAAATCTACATTGATGCAGAAGTGGCCTATTCGCAGAACGCCATTAAATCGGCGGTGGAAACCATGAAACTGAGCCTTCCAGTCATGGGTGTTACAGCCCGTAACCTGATTGGCTTTAGTAATGGGGTATTTGATACCAGAACGGGGCAATTCAGGCAGCACAGTAAAACAGACTGGTTACTGATCGCCAGTGAATTACCATTCAGCCCACCAGCAGAAGGCGAGACGCTGGCCAGCCACGCGCCGAACTTCTGGAAATGGCTTCGTCGTTCCGTGGCCAATAACGACCGCAAGACAGATCGTGTACTGGCAGCGCTGTTTATGGTGCTTGCGAACCGGTACGACTGGCAGCTTTTTCTTGAGGTAACGGGGCCGGGTGGAAGTGGTAAAAGTGTTATGGCGGAAATCTGCACGATGCTGGCAGGTAAGGCGAACACGGTATCAGCCAGTATGAAAGCGCTGGAGGATGCAAGGGACAGGGCGCTGGTGGTTGGTTACTCGTTGATCATTATGCCTGATATGACCCGGTACGCTGGCGATGGTGCCGGGATAAAGGCTATTACCGGCGGTGATAAGGTTTCTATCGACCCAAAACACAAAGCGCCGTATTCGACCCGGATACAGGCTGTCGTGCTGGCCGTCAATAACAACGCCATGACGTTCAGCGACCGTAGCGGCGGTATCTCACGCCGGCGGGTGATATTCAACTTCTCGGAGGTAGTGCCAGAAAACGAACGCGACTCGATGCTGGCAGAGAAAATAGAAGGGGAGCTGGCTGTAGTTATCCGTCATCTGCTTACACGTTTTGCAGACCAGGACGAAGCCAGACGCCTATTGTATGAACAGCAGAAATCAGAAGAGGCTCTGGCAATCAAACGTGAAGGTGATTCGCTGGTGGACTTCTGCGGCTACCTGATGGCGTCGGTAGTGTGTGACGGGATGTTTATCGGCAATGCCGAGATAGTGCCATTCAGCCCGCGCAAGTACCTGTATCACGCCTACCTGGCATACATGCGAGCCAATGGCCTGAGTAAGCCTGTCTCATTGATGCGGTTCGGCACAGATATGCCTGGCGCAATGGCTGAGTATGGGAAGGAATACCAGAAGCGGAAAACCAAACATGGCATACGCTCTAACGTAACCCTGCATGATGATTCTGGCGACTGGATGCCATCATGTGCAACCACTACTGAGAATGAAGGGGTAGAGTAAAGTTATAGATAAAGTGTTCACCAGTATTCACCCTGTTTAAAATTCTATTAATAACAGAGCGTTAAGGGGTGAACACTTATTTATTAAGTATTCACCAAGTATTCACCTGTTCACCTTTTGATTGTTTTTTGCCCTAAAGGGTGAAGGGTAGGGTGAACACTAGTGAATACCTGAAAGAGTAGTGTTCACCATCTAACTGACTGAATTTAATTAATAAAATTGCAAAGGTGAAGGGGTGAACACTTAAAAGCATATTTTTTAATTTTATATTTATGCGATGGGCTGCAATGTTGCGAAAGGCGAAAAAAAAGCGGGCTGCAACCAGACCCGCTTGGGAAAACATGGATTTTTAACGAACGATGTTATTTGGAGGAAATAACAGTGAGGACATTAACAGATATTTAGTGGGCCATATCACCGTGAATTAACTTTATACATTATTGCACTCTATTGCACATCATTGCATTCAATCATTCTGTGTTTGTCAGTGTTAACATTATTTTTGTGATGAACGCTCTATTTATTTTACTGAGGTAATATATGCCAGATTTATATTCACCTGCGGCGCTGGTTCGGGTTGTTAGCGCTGAGGATATTCAGAAGCAACTAAAAACCCTGTTCACTGATTTATTCTTTACCCGCGCAGTTACTTTTGAAACGCGCGATATCATCCTGGACACTATCGACGACCCAAATATTCCGATCGCGGCGTTCTGTTCGCCAATGGTTGGCAGTAAGGTGGCGCGTGATGAGGGCTATGAGTCCAAGTCTATCCGTCCTGGCTACATGAAACCAAAGAGCAGCATTGACCCTAACAAACTGGCTGTTCGTCCTGCTGGTGTTACTCCTGAGCAATACAGCACGCTTGATACCCGCAATATCAAGGTAAAACAGTCAATCCTCAAACAGTCTATTGCTATTCGTGCGCGTATTGAATGGCTGGCTGTTCAGGCTGTCACTACCGGGAAAAATATTATTGAGGGGGAAGGGATCGAGCGTTATGAGCTGGACTGGAATATCAAATCCCAGAATATAATCACTCAGGCTGGTGGCGCTGCCTGGTCAGGTAAAGATAAAACGACGTTTGATCCAAATGACGATATTGAAACCTATTCAGAGCTGAGTGAAGGCGTAACCAATATCATCATTATGGGCGGGAACGTCTGGAAAAAATATCGTTCTTTCAAAGCGATTAAAGATGTACTCGACACGCGCCGCGGCTCCAACGCACAGCTTGAAACAGCACTTAAAGACCTGGGCGATTCAGTGAGCTTTAAAGGCTATATGGGCGATGTGGCTATTGTGGTTTATAGCGGTCGCTATACCGACGAAGACGGCACCGAAAAGCACTTCCTCGATCCTGATTTGATGGTGCTGGGAAACACCGCCCTGCAGGGCATTGTGGCCTACGGCGGAATTCAGGATCCAGAGCTCATCCGTATGGGTATTACCAAAGCTGAGCTGGCGCCAAAGAACTACATTGTTCCTGGCGACCCAGCTATTGAGTACGTTCAGACCCACTCCGCACCGCAGCCTATCCCGGCCCGTATCAACCGTTTTGTCACCGTTCGCGTGGCCTAAGGAGTAATCATGACGACGCATTACACTGAACTGGCGGCCGGTACTGAGGCGCTGGTGACAACTCTGGGTATCTTCGCTGGAGCAAAGGGCGTTATTCCCGCGCTGACTCCACTTATGCAGGATGCTACCAATGGGGCTTTGGTGGTCTGGGATGGGGCGCATGCCGGGCAGGCTGTCTATGTATCTTGCTTTGCTGTTGATACCGCAAGCCAGACACATGCTCAGGTCTACAAAGCTGGCGTGCTGAATGTTGATGCCCTTAACTGGCCTGATGATGTAACCACGCTTTCTGCAAAAGTAGCAGCGTTCGTTGGCTCTGGTATTTCTGTTCAGCCACTGGCACTGGTGTAAGGAGATTATGATGCAAGATAAAAATAACAGCCTGATGGCCACCGCCAATGCTCTCTATCCGGATCCAGTGGTGGGTGAACTGCTGGAGATGGCAGACAAAATGAACGTCAGTGAGCGCCTGGTTGATATGAATCAGGTCATAGAACTCACCACGCTGAGCCGCCGTACATTGCTGAATCTCGAAGCGCGAGGTGAGTTTCCAGTACGCGTCCAGGTCACTGAGGGGCGCAAGGCGTGGTATCTGAGTGAAGTTATTGAATGGATCAATAACATTCCCCGGACCTCTGAAACCTGCCATGTCCCTGTACCTGCTAAGCCTGAAGCATCTCTTTGCCTTAAGGCCGAGCGTGTGCGTCAGCAGGCTCGCGGCGGGAAAGGCACGTTGATTGGCTGACCGACAGGCCCGAATGACCCGGCGGATCGGCGCGGGTCCTTTCGGGCAATTCGGCCTGCTACGGGGCGGCGACCTCGCAGATTCTTGCTATTTATGACAATTTTCTGCGATTTGCCGTTTCTGTTCTTCTTCGTTGTAACTATTTGTTTTTAATGAAAACACCACCCAAAAAGAAAGGAAATGGTAAGCGCTATTTTGAGCTAAAAACAGCTTAACCGTTTCCTTTCTCCATAATTTACTGAGGCGGCTATGAATCCATGTGAAGAAGTAATGACAACCATCAGGCTGGGAGGCGCTCTTGGAAAACAGTTTGGGAAAATACACCATCGAGTCATTCGGGATACGAGAGAAGCTATCAGAGCTTTAAATGCCACCCTCCCGGGGTTCGAAAAATACCTTAACAGTAGCAAATCCAGAGGACTCACCTATGCGCTTTATGTAGGGGAGCGGAACATCGGAGAGCAGGATCTCAGTTTCCCGAATATAGGGAGAGAGATTCGAATTGTTCCTGTTGTGATTGGGAGTAAGAAAGCGGGTCTGGTACAGACAATCCTGGGGGCGGTGCTGGTGATTGCTTCTATCTGGATGCCGGGATTGAGCATAGCAGCCAGTAACCTAATGTTTTCGGCCGGTGCAGCAATGACATTAGGAGGTGTGGCCCAGATGCTTTCTCCACAACCGGCTGGACTATCCAGTAAGCAGGATGCAGCCAATCAGGCCAGCTACGCTTTCGGTGGTGTGACGAATACCGCTGCACAGGGTTATCCCGTTCCTCTCTTATACGGAAAGCGCCGTATCGGTGGAGCGATTATTTCCGCCGGGATTTATGTCGAGGATCAGCAGTAATTTTACGGGCTAGCTCGGGTTGAAACTGAAGGATTTATCCCCAAATACACTACGGGAACCTCATGGGGAAATAATAAATGGCCGGACAATTAGATGAAGCAGCAAAACAGATTTTGGGTACCTTACTGGCAGATTTTTCAGATAGGGGATTGACCGCTCAGGATTTAAAAAATGGTTATGAAGGTCCGAATATCAATGCGCTAGCGACTGCAGTATGCAACGTCGCTGATTTTACATCTGTAGATTTTGAAGTTGCCTTTGGCGATCTCGAAAAAAGCAAACTCATCAAAACGGGCCCAATGAAAATGTTCGATAATGATCACAATAGCTCTGTGGTCATTATTGGCTCTTATAGTCTACGTGAATATGTTTATTTGACGGAGGCTGGATACAAGGAGTCCAGGAAAGTACCAAATCGCCCACAACGTGTTCAGCGCATTGTCAATAATCTAACGATCACCGGCGGTCATTTCAGCAATACGCAATTAGGGCAGGGAGAGGTTGTTTCCCAAGCCCAAAACATCACAAGTAGTTCCGATTCTGAAATAGTTACTAAGCTGATTTCCATCCTTGAAGAACAGGGGCAAGTAGTTAACAGCGATCAGCGCTCTGATATTGAAGCAGCTGTCGCAGCTGCTAACGATGGTGATGGCAAAGAAGCCAAATCTTTGCTGGCTAAGGTTTGTGGCCCCGTATGGGAATCAGTACAACCGGTTATGTGGCCGATCGTTGGCGAGTTAGTGAAAAGAAGTCTTGGTCTCTAA